CTATGTATTCAGAATTAAATCAAGTTGCTAAAGAATATACTATGATGGCTTCAAAAAAGAATACAATGCAAAAAGAAAATCATGGTAGATACTTAGAAACAAAACCTGGTTCAATAGAAGAAGCAGTTTTAAAATCAAGAGGCCTAGTTAAATAAGGAATATAATGACAAGATATACAAAAACATTTACTGAAGCAATGAGAGAAGTAAGAGAAGGATATAGTGATAAGCAAATTAAAATGGCTTACGGTATTCTGAATGACCCTCGTTATAAAGGTGGTAACTATTCTGGTGCTGTTTCGGCTATTGAGAAACTTGCAAAAGGTTTATCAAAGCATCCAGATGTAGCAAATGCATTAAAAAGAGCTAATGAATCTGTAAATGAAGACTATGAAGTTTCTATGGCTATCGGTCAATTAAGAACAATTAACGAATATGCTAGTAAACTTATTTCAATATTAGAATCAAAAGGTGCTGACTATAATATCGAAGCATGGATTCAATCTAAAATTACAACTGCTGAAGATTACATGAATAGTGTTGGTCACTATATGGAAAATAATCCAGATGTGGCAAATGAAGCAAAAGAAGCAAAAGAAGAACCTAAAGAAAAAGATTTAGATAAAATTGCTCTCGCTAAAGAAAAAGATACAGACTCTTTAGAAAAAACAATTCTTCAAATGCAAGGTAAAATGAATCTTCTTCAACAAAAATTAGAAAATGAAAAAAACAAAATTGTTAAACCTCAACCAAATAGTGAAACAGGAGAAGTTCCTTTAAGAACAGGATTAGCAAATGCAATATTAGATAAAAAAATTGATACCAAAGACCTTATGAAATCAAAGAAAAAAGAAGAAATCAAAGTTGGTGGTAAAACTAAAATAGAGATTAATCCTGATAAAAATATTGGTAACTTTTCTGGTGGTATGAATGTTAATAATGGTAACCTACACTAGGAAGTGATACTTAGTGATAGATTATAAAGAATTTTATAGAGAAGTAAAAGGACAAAAAACTCGTATCTATTGTGATATGGACGGTGTTCTTTGTGACTTTATGGTACAAGCTAAAAAGGCAATAGGTAAAACTTTTACGCAAGAAAAGTCATCTGAATATTGGGAAGTAATTAAAAAAACTCCCAAATTTTGGTCAGATATGCCTTGGATGCCAGGTGGTAAACAATTATGGAATTATATTAAACAATATAATCCTCATATATTATCTGCATATACAATAGAAGATTCTAATTGTATACCAGGTAAAAAGACTTGGTTAAGACGAAATACTAATGTACCTTTAAGTAATGTAAATTTAGTAAGACGTAAAGACAAGCAAAGATTTGCAATGAAAAGTGGTGGAACTAGACAGCCTGCAATATTAATTGATGATTTTCAAAGAAATATAGATCAATTTAAGGCAGCTGGAGGCATGGGAATAATGCATACAAGTGCTTCAAAAACAATTTCAGAGCTTAAGAGATTAGGTTTTTGATAAATAGTAATGTTAATTAACAAAGAACTTTAAAATTTAAAATACTTATTAATAAGGAGAGATAAAATGGCTATATGGGGAAAAACTAGTAATGCAGAAAGTAGACCTAAAAGTTTACCTATGGATTCAAATAGTAGTTACTCTCGTGAGTTTGTTACTGCAAATAAAAAAGGATGGGTAATGCAACCCGGTTTAGCTTCGGCTGCAACTGGTAATGATAATGCAGATGCTGAACCAGAAATTTTAGTTTGTATTAGAAACTTATCGGTGGCTACGGAATCGGCAAACTTATTATCAATTGATTATACAGCTGGTGTTGTCGCAGACACAGGCTTATTTGATTTGGTATTAACTTTTGACGAAGCAATTACGGTAACAAGTGCAGCTTGGTCTGCTAACCAAACCATAACAAACAAAGCACACATTCTTTTAAGTAGATTGGGCGCTTCAGACATGGCAGAAGATAGTACTGTTGCCTGTATGTATTTTGCTGGTACGGGAACAAACACAATAACATTTAGAGGAACTTTACAATCTGCTGATGCAGGTTATCTAGGTTTCACTGATGGATACATTCACTTAGCTGGAACTTCTACTATAAAAGATCCTGAAGGTGAAACACTATTTGGTATAAAAGATGAAACGCAAGATGATTCAATTTTACTAGATGGTTCAGATGGTACAGTTGCGACAATTAATGGTGCAATCACAACAGCAACGACAAGTATAGTAGTTGATACTGTTGGTGGTGATACTATTGTTGTTGGACAAGTAGTTACTGTTAAAGGTGGGGCTGCTTCAATTACAGACGCTTCTGCTGATACAGGCGTTAGTACAGATCATACACTTACAATTACTGCTGTTGCTTCACAAACTGCGTTTACTGTTAGTGAACAAGTTACAGTTGCAGATGGTATAATACTAAATCTACAATCAAGTGCTTCAGACAAAATCGAAGTTAATGCTGCTTCAGTAACACTAGAAGGTGCTGATGGCGCTACAGATGTTAGTGGTACACAAGCATATAGAACTGGTTTTGGTGTTGATACACTAGTTGGAAGAGTAATGATGTTAGAGGAAGACGGTTCTTCTAAAATCATCAATGAAACTGATGGAACAGATGGTTTCCAAGCTGAGGAATTCACTGTTGATGCTGCTGGTTTAATTGTGGTAACACAAGCTGGTACAGCTTCAGGAAGTGCTTCAATACTAAACGGAGTTACTACTTTATAATTCTAGTTAGAAATAACTATTATAAATAGTCGTATAGGGTTCGCAAGGATCCTATACAATTGATCCCTTACGAGATAGCATCAATGTATGGGCTAAAATTCCCCAAATACATAAGGGGTATTAACAAATGGAGAATAAAAAATGGCTGACAAGAAAATAACGGCATTAACTTCATTAGGAACAACTACAGCGAGAGAAGATTTAATTCACGTTGTTGACGATCCTTCTGGAACGCCGATTAACAAAAAAGTAACTATTGCTGAAATGACAGATGCTTTAAGCGTACCTGTTACTAACGGTAATGCTGCATTAACTTTAACTGCTGCTTTACATGGCGGAAGAATAGTTATGCAAGGAAATGTTGATAGTGCCGATAAAATTATCACTTTACCTGTACCAACAGCTGGATTAACATTTAGAGTTGTAGCAAACACAGGCTTAACTGCTGCAGACGGACATGATGTTCAATTCCAAATCGCTGGTGGAAGTGCTTTCTTCCAAGGTTTACTTACGTTTCACGACACAATTACTTCAGATACAAACGGTTCAAAAGCACTTGGTGTTTTCCCTAATGCAACTGAGGATGATTTCTTAAACGTTCACTTACCTGTGGATTATGACTTAACTTTCGTTGGTGTATCTTCTACAAGATACCTTGCAACAGGTTACGTTACATCTGCTGCGATTCCTACATTCCATACAGCTGCTGATTAATCAGTAATTGTTAGGAGTTTAGTAAACTTATGTGGAGGGGATTCGTCCCCTCCATTAATTAATTAAATAATGGAGAAGAAATGACTATATCAAAAGAACAATTAATAAAAAGAAAAGAAGATATCAAAAAAGACTTTGATACACTTCTTAAACAGATTGAAGTAAAAGAATTAGAAGTTAAAAGCATGAAGAACAATTTGAATGCTTTAGCTGGGGCAAGTCAACAAGTTGATTTGTTTCTAAAACAAATTAAAGAAGACGGTAATAAGATGTCACCAGAAAAAGAACAGGCATTAAATATCGCAACTTCTTAAGGAGAAACTATGGCAGATAAAATAAAATATGGTGCAGGTGGAGTTCCTTACGTTAGTAAGAAACAATCTAATGTACTGTCAGAAATATTAACGGAAAACCCTAATGTTAAAGATGTGTCTGTTGAAATAGATGACGATACAGTAGATGAAGTTGTAACTAAAAAGACAAAAAAAAAGGTAATAAAAAATGAAAAGTTTTAAACAATTTGATGAGAGCCACACTGGTGTGCTTAATTCAGCAGAAGATGATAATTTACATCTAGTTAATGTTCAAGATGAAAGAGTATTACAAAGATTAAATGCATATGTTGGTGCGATTGCACAACAAGAATATATGCAACCTGACGCTGCTATGAAACAACTTAACAATAAGTTAAACATAGTAGGATTAAATTTTGTTGAACCTAAAATTACTAGTGATAAAGGAAATGCTAAAGTTGAAGTTACTAGACACGGTGGAAGATACGGCAAGACTTCTGATAACTCAAACGGTCCTATGTCAAAAGGTAAAGAAATTCAAAACGGCGATGGAATCTCTCATCAAAAAGATGGTGGATTAAAGATTGAATTCAATTGGGAAAAACAAGAAAACAATCAATACAAAGTTTTTGCGAGTTTAAAATAAAATACTACTATACTATTATATACATTGCTATAACTACAAGTGAATAAATTATGGATGATTTTAAATTATTAACGTTGCAAACGATTGACGTATTTGCCCAAATGCATTACGATAATCCTGGCGCTGATAAAGAAGAATTTAATGATGATATGAAACGATTTAAATACCTGAAAAGGTTATTTATAAAGTATAATACATCAAAAGAATTTAAGTCAAGACTAATACTAAATCACATAGTAATCTTGGCAAATTTGTTTGGAGTTGACGCTGCAACTACATTGTTATTTTTTAAAATTGACAAATTACATTGGAGTATTTTAAAGACAATTCTCATTTTTTTAAATTATATGCCAGAAGACGAATTGATTGATATACAAGTAGATCAAAGGATAATGGAAGAATTAAAAGGAATATAAATGGGAAGAGTTATAGACGCCTTAATCGCTTACAGATTATTAAAATTATTAGTTACACCTTTCAAAAAAACCAAAGCATATAAACTTGGTATCGTTGATGAAAAAGGTAAAGTTTTAATTAAATCAAAAGATTTTACTAAATCATTTGCTTCAGGTAAAAGAGAAGAAGCAAGGAAATCATATACTTTGCTAATTCGTTTCGTATTCAATCTCAAAAGAATACTATCAAAGGTAGGCATAAGAGGTGCTCTAGGTTCAGCAGCCGCCGCTGCAGTCGCATTTTTCAGAGAACAGAATGACTACAACCCAATCATAGAAAAAGAAGTTTATAAGTATATCAAAGAACAAGGTTTTAAGTTTGATATAAATGAAAACTATGGCGAACTCTTATCTGAAGGTAAATATACAGTAAAACGTGATGTTTATGATTTAGAAGGTGATATTGTCATAAATAGTGGTGAGGTAATTAACTTTAAAGAACAAACAGATATGATTATGGGATATGATGTTTTCAAATATAAAAACACTTACTTAACGACAGAGGATTTAAATGAATTTTAAAGACATATTAAATAAGTATCTTAAAAAACAAGATGTAGGTGAAAAACTTATGACAGGTTTTGCTGTTAGATTTTTAGACCCAAGTAATAAAAAAAGATTTGCAGTAGCATATCCTAATAAAAAAGATGCAGACGATAAAGCTGCTCAATTAAAAAGAGATGGATTAAAAGACATCACAATTACTAAACATAACTTAAATTTTAAAGAAGACTCTCCAGCAAATGCAACTGGTACTGCTGTTGCAGGATCAGGTGATGATTCTTCTACTGTTGTTGTTAAGAAGAAAAAGAGATTACAAGATAAACTAATGAGAAGAATGGGTATCAAAGAAGCAATTGATAGAGCTATTCCTGATTTAGAATATCCTAAAGACGAGATTAGAGAAAGAGCAAATCAATTAAAAGAACTTGCTTCAAAATCAGAAGGTGCTGCTGTACCTAAAGACAAAGATACAAAACAACCTAAAAAGTATGTGTCAGGACTATCTGATAAAGATAAGAAAGCACATGATAAACATTTAGAAAAAGGTAGTAAAAAGGCTGATGACGATAAGTCTGCATACAAACAATCGCCTGCTGATAAAAAAGCAAAAACAAAACCTTCAAAATTTACAGACAAGTTTAAACAGATGTATGGTGAAGGTAGACTAGATGAAAAGATTAAAGGTTTAGAAACTAAAGCAAAGAAAACAGGTATGCCGTATGGTATTCTTAAAAAAGTTTATGATAGAGGAATGGCTGCATGGAAAGGTGGTCACAGACCTGGCACTACACCTCAACAATGGGCATTTGCGAGAGTTAATTCTTTCACAACTAAGAGTCCTGGCACATGGGGTAAGGCAGATAGTGATCTTGCTAAACAAGTAAGAGGTTCTTAATGTCAAAAACTTACAAATCATTTGTTAAAGAATATGCTATGGGACTTCAAGTACCTGCTACAAGTTATTTAAAACCAATTGGTTCTTTAACTCCTTTGAGAAAGAAGGAATCAGTTAAAAAAGATAGTGAAAATAAAGAAGAAGATATTATACCTATACCATCATTAACTAATGCAAGACCATTAAAGAAAAGAGAAACATTTAAAAATAAAATGAGCGTAATGAGAATAGATCAAAAGGAAAAATAAAATGGGACAATTTAATAATAAAATATTAGCAGAATTTAAACCACCTAAACAGTGGAAACTAGGTAGAAATTTATCGTACACTACAAGTCATCTTACAGCAGAAGAAGTTAGATCATTACACGGCGTTGGTGTAGCAGTAGTAAGAGATACTAATAAAACTGAAACTATAACAGTACCAACTGGATTTATAACTGATTTAGCATCCACACCAAGAATACTATGGAATGTAATTGCACCATTTGATGTTGCAAGAGCAGCCATTGTACATGACTTATTATATAAAGCAATAAGAACTTACAGGTATGGAAAAGGTCCAGAAGAAGACAAAGAATTAGTTACAAAGGCGAAGAAGGCTGCTGATAGAGTATTCCTTTTAGCTATGAAAGATGCAGAACCTAAAGTATCAAAATGGAAAATATACTGTGCTTGGAAAGCAGTTGATCTATTTGGTAGATGGTCAATCATACCTAACGAGAGTAATATATAATGTGGTTCTTTCTAGTTAAATCCGTAGTAGGTGCCATAGTTGGTCAATCTACAAATACTTGGTTCAAAAAAACTAAGATGGGTGCGTGGTTCTATAAAAAGTTAGACACTTGTTATAATTGGGCTGCTGAAAGATACAACATAGATGTATTGACTAAAGAAGAAAAAGAAATTAAAAAGTTTCCTGCTCTAACACAAAAGATAGATAAATTGGAAGAGCAAGTTGCAAAACTTAAAGTTGAAATAGTAAATATAAGGAGGAAAAAATAATGTTTTTAACAATAGGACTACTTATAGGCTTCGTGCTAGGATGGTATGTCAATGAAAAACTTGAAGATATCGTTGTTGGTATTAAACTATTAAAATTCTGGAAGTAATATTATGTTCGGATCATTGAAGATTGCTATGGTAGCAATACTAATTACTGGTATCGCAGGTGCTGGTATGTATGTAATGAAGTTAAGATCAGATAATGCCATTCTAAAAGCAAATCAAATTAAACTAGAGTCTGCTGTTGCAGATCAGAAACAACTTATAGAAAATCAGAAGAAAGATTTTGAAGAAATACTAGACGCAAACAATAAGATGAATGTTCTAGTAACAGCTCTTAAAAATGATCTTGATGATTTAGATAAGCGATTCAATAAAAAGAATCGTGATATAGGTAAGCTTGCTATACAGAAACCTAAACCCATAGAGAGAATTATTAATAAAGGAAGTGCTAATGCTACAAGATGTATTGAAATAGCAAGTGGTGCTGAATTAACAGAAAATGAAAAGAATGCTACAAAAAAATCTGAAATCAATCCTGAATGTCCTAGTATTTCTAATCCTAAGTACGTTGCTTACTAATTGTTCAAGTGTTAAGAAGTTAAGTATCTTTAAACAAGAAGTACCAAGAGCAGAACTTAACTTAGATAAACCTACAGCATTACAATTAGAACAAATTAAATGGATTATTATTACTAGTGAGAATGCCGATGAGGTATTTGAGAAGATGAAAGAACAAGGCATTGACCCTGTGCTATTTGGTCTCAACGACAAAGACTTTCAATTAATTGCAAAAAACTTTGCACAAATAAGAAATCAATTAAAGATTACAAATGATTTATTAGATAAATATAAAGAGTATTATGAAACACCTGTGAAAAAAAAACAACAGTAAAGGTTTCATAAATGTCAGAAGATTTAAATAAAATTCATACAAAGATAGCTCTACTTGAAAAAGACGCCAAGACAGGTGAGCAAATTCATGCAAGACTAGAAATAGCGATAGGCAAACTATCTGATTGTGCTATAAGCATTAAGGCAATGCTGGCCACACAAGAACAGAAACTAACTAGAGCAGAACAAACAGATGATGATATCTTTATCACTTTAGAATCTCGTAGAAAAGAATGGGATAATGATCTTAAAGAACTTCACTCCAGAATAACTACCAATAGTAGAGAGTTAAGAGAACATCAAATACAATCGGAGAATACAATGTTAAATGAACTTCGGTCTATGAAATCACAACTATCCGAAAGAGTTGGTGTACTAGAGAAGTGGAGATGGTTAATCATTGGTGGTTCTATTATTATCGGTTTAATGATGTCAAATCCAAGTGGTAATCTATGGGATTTCCTAAGTTAATTGCTTGACTTTTTCACGTTTATTTGATATAATCAATATATGTCAAGTTATATAGATACAAAATATCTAAACTTATTATCTACAAGACTTCCGAAGTTTAAAAGAAAAGCAGAATACTTATTTAATTTTAGGTGTCCGCATTGTGGTGATTCTCAAAAGTCACAATCAAAAGCTAGAGGTTTTGTTTATAAGAAAAAAAATGATATGTTCTTTAAATGCCATAACTGTGGTATAGGACAATCATTAGGTAATCTAATTAAATTTATTGATCCCAATCTATACAAAGAATATATATTTGAAAGATTTAAAGATGGTAAACCTACAAAAGATAAAATTGAATTTGATTTTACACCATCAAAAGAATTAAAAACAAGAACTGCTGATGAAAAGTTATTAAATGAATTAGAATCATTTGATAAATTAGTACAGACACACCCAGCAAAACAATTTGTATTTAAAAGATTTATACCTAAAGAACATTGGAATAAGTTTTTCTTCTGTCCTAAATTTTATGAATGGACTAATACTATTGTACCTAATAAATTTACAGATTTAAGACAAGATCACCCTAGAGTTGTAATACCTTTCTATGATAGAGCAGGTAAATTCTTTGCGTTTCAAGGTAGGGCATTTGGTAAAGAACAACCAAAATATATTACAATTAAGTTTGATGAAAGTAAAGAGAAGATATATGGTCTTGATAGGTTAGACTTAAACAAACCTGTTATGATAACAGAAGGTCCTATTGATAGTTTGTTTTTAGATAATGCTATTGCCCTTGCTGGTGCTGACGCTAATATAAAAATACAACCTCAACAATGTACTATGATATTTGATAACGAACCTCGTAATAAAGAAATTGTAAAAAGAATGATAAGTGCTATAAACAAAAATTATAATGTCGCAGTGTGGCCAAAGTCATTGAAATACAAAGATATTAATGATATAATAATTGCTGGTAAAACATCAGCTGAAGTACAAACTCTTATAAGTAATAACACACATTGCGGACTAACAGCACTTCAAAACATCAATAACTGGAAAAGGATCTAATGAAAACTAGCGAGATTAACGTACTTAAGCGAAATGGGCGTGGTAAAGAACCTCTTAATATTGACAAGATTCATTCCATGGTTGGTTATGCAACTGAAGGTATTACAGGAGTTAGTGCCTCTCATGTTGAGATGAATAGTGGTATACAATTTGCAGATGGAATGAGTACAGACGACATACAACAAATTTTAATTAAGTCTGCTAATGATCTAATTAGTTTAGAAAATCCTAACTATCAATATGTTGCAGCTAGACTATTATTATTTTCCCTTCGTAAAAAATTATATCGTAGATTATGGGAACACCCAAAATTCATAGATCAAATTAAAAATTGTATTACCCAAGGTGTTTACGATAAAGATATATTAACACATTATACTGAATCTGAAATTGATAGAATGGGAATGTGGATTCACCATGAACAAGATTATAAATTTACCTATGCAGGTTTAAGACAAGTAATGGATAAGTATCTAGTACAAGATAGAAGTAGTGGTGATATTTTTGAAACACCACAATTTATGTATATGATGATTTCAGCTACACTATTTGCTCAATATCCAAAAGAAACTAGATTAGAATTTGTTAGAAGATACTATGATGCAATTAGTAAATTTAAAATTAATATTCCTACTCCCGTTATGGCAGGTGTTAGAACACCTATTAGACAATTTGCAAGTTGTGTTTTAGTTGATAGTGATGATACACTGCCAAGCATCTTTTCAAGTGATATGGCAATTGGTAGATATGTTGCTCAAAGAGCAGGTATAGGTATCAACGCAGGTAGAATTAGAGGTATCAATAGTAGAATTAGAGGTGGTGAAGTACAACACACAGGTGTTATTCCTTTTCTTAAAAAGTTTGAAGCAACTGTTAGATGTTGCACACAAAATGGTGTAAGAGGTGGTAGTGCAACTGTACATTTTCCTATTTGGCACCAAGAGATAGCAGACATACTTGTATTAAAAAATAATAAAGGTACAGAAGATAATAGAGTAAGAAAATTAGATTACTCAATACAGATTTCTAAATTGTTTTATGAAAGATTTATTAAGAATGAAGATATAACTTTATTTTCTCCTAATAATGTACCAGGTTTATATGAAGCATTTGGTTTGCCTGAATTTGATGAACTGTATATTAAATACGAAGCAGATAAATCTATATCTAAAAAAACAATAGGTGCTCAAGAATTGTTTATGGATTTACTAAAAGAAAGAGCAGAAACTGGTCGTATCTATATTATGAATATAGATCACTGTAATACACATAGCTCTTTTAAAGAAAAGATTTATATGTCTAATCTATGTCAAGAGATTACACTACCCACAAAACCTTTACAACATATTGATGATAAAGATGGTGAGATTGCTTTATGTATTCTTTCTGCTATCAACTTAGGTCTATTAACTGATATGGATGAATTAGAGGACTTATGTGATCTATCAGTGAGAGCGTTAGATGAAATTATAGACTATCAAGAATATCCTGTTGAGGCTGCTAAAATATCTACACAGGCTAGAAGATCATTAGGTATAGGATATATTGGTCTTGCACATTATCTTGCTAAAAATCAAGTAAGTTACGAAAGTAAATCTGCATTAAAGATTGTTGATAAAGTAACAGAAGCATTTCAATTCTTTCTATTAAAAGCAAGTAATAATCTTGCAAAGGAAAAAACTAGATGTACATGGTTTGAAAAGACTAAATATTCAGATGGTATCTTACCTATTGATACCTATAAAAAAGACGTAGATAATATCGTAACTAGAAAATACACTTACGATTGGGAACGTTTAAGAAAAGAAATTAAAGAACACGGATTAAGACACTCAACATTATCGGCACAAATGCCAAGTGAGTCTTCATCTGTTGTATCTAACGCAACTAATGGTGTCGAACCACCAAGAGATTACTTATCAGTTAAAAAGTCTAAAAAAGGTCCACTAAAACAAATAGTACCTGAATACAATAAACTTAAAAATTTTTATACATTATTATGGGATATGAAAAGTAACGAAGGATATATTAATATCATTTCTGTTATGCAAAAGTATTTCGATCAAGCAATCAGTGGTAACTGGAGTTACAATCCAGAAAACTACAAAGATGGCGAGGTGCCTCTATCGGTAATGGCACAAGATTTATTGACAACATATAAACTAGGATGGAAAACAGCTTATTATCAAAATACATATGACGCAAAATCTGAAGTAGATGAGCCTGTACACCCAGTTGGTTGGCACGATGGTGTGGAAGAAGCACCGAAGGAAATAAAAAAAGATGAAGAAGATTGCGAAGCCTGTACCATATAAGGACTTCTTAGAAGAAACGAATAAAAGACAAAAAGAACTAGATGAATCAATGAAAGAAGCATTTAGACAAAGAGATGAAAGACTAAATAAGCAAAGACAAACTGAATCAGAAAAAATGCAAGAGGAGTTAGAACCATTACCAATGTGTCCTATGTCAGACGAATGAAAACATTTAATACAAAAAAAGTAGATTGGATGAAACAACCCATGTTCTTTGGTGAAGAGCCAAATGTGCAAAGGTTTGATCAACAAAAATATCCTATATTTGAAAAATTAAATCAACAACAGTTAGGTTTCTTCTGGAGACCTGAAGAGGTTTCTTTACAGAAAGATAGAAACGATTATCAATCTCTAAGTCAAGAACAAAAACATATCTTTACATCTAATTTAAAGTATCAAACACTATTAGATAGTGTACAAGGTCGTGGTCCATGTTTAGCATTTTTACCTTATTGCAGTTTACCTGAACTAGAGTCTATGTTAGTTGCATGGGACTTCAGTGAAACAATACACAGTAGATCATACACTTACATAATGAAGAATGTATATTCAGACCCTACAGAAGTATTAGATACTATCATTGATACACCACAAATCATGGCAAGAGCAAAAACAGTTACGGATGCTTATGATAAATTTATAAAATATGCTAGTCTTTATTATCTAACAAACAAAGGTGATATGAAAGAACTTAAAAGACTTCTATACCTTACAATCATTAATGTAAACATACTTGAAGGTATAAGATTCTATGTATCATTTGCTTGCTCATTTGCTTTTGGTGAACTTAAACTTATGGAAGGTAGTGCTAAGATTATATCATTAATCGCAAGAGATGAAAATTTACACCTTGCAGTATCTCAAAATATGATTAACAATTATCGTAAAAAAGAAGGCGATAAGGAGATGTTAAAGATTATCAAAGAGAACGAACAAGAAGTTTATAAGATGTATGATGAAGCAGTCCAACAAGAGAAAGATTGGGCAACATATCTATTCAAACAAGGTTCAATGATAGGTTTAAATGATAAACTATTGAATCAATATGTCGAGTTTATGGCAAACAAAAGATTAAGAGCGATAGGATTACAAGCTCAATATGATCAACCAGCATCCAATAATCCATTACCTTGGACACAACACTGGTTAAATAGTCGTGGTTTACAGAATGCCCCACAAGAAACTGAAATTGAAAGTTATGTGGTTGGCGGTATCAAACAAGATGTTGAAAAAGACAGCTTTAAAGGATTCAAACTATGATAAAAAAAACAGTAAAATGTGAAACTTGTGCTGCTGAGTATGAAATTGCATATGATCTTCCTGAAGAAGATTATAAAAATTTGTATTGTTCATTTTGTGGTAATCAATTTGAGGATAAAGAAGATGAAAACTTTGAAGCAATAGAAGATCGTTATGAAGATTGGAATTGATTATAGTTTAACTTGCCCAGCCATATGTATAAACACCTCAAAAGAAGATTTTAAATACAACGATTGCACCTTTTATTACTTAACTAGTGTAAAGAAATATGAAGGCACTTTCGTAGATGGTAATGTAAAATTTATAGGATTTAGACATGAAGAATACACTAGAGAAGAACAACGATATGAAAATATATCTAATTTCTTTTTAAGAATTATAGAGAGATATTCCAATAGTAATTATTTACTACATAAAAACCCCACAATCAATTTAGAAGATTACTCATTTGCCTCAACAGGTCGTGTATTTCATATTGCTGAAAACATGGGTTTGTTAAAGTATAAGTTATATAAAAACGATTATCATTATAATTTACTTGCACCAGCACAGGTTAAAAAGTTTGCTACTGGTAAAGGTAATGCAAATAAAGAGAAGATGATTGAGGCTTTTAAAGAAGATAGTGGCTGCGACATACTTAAAAAGTTTGAGTGTAACTTCACATCACCAGTTTCTGATATTGCAGATTCATATTTTATTTGTAAATTCAAATTTGTCTAAATAGAATTAATTATGTCATTACCAATTAGAAAATTTATAGTCAGATTAAGAATGTGGTACGCAGATATTCGTGGACATCATGGACACAAATGGAACTATGAACCTGGAAATCACTATTTTGGTCGTAATAAGAACAAAACAAGAACATAATCATCAAAAACCCCCCATTTTATTCACTTTTTAGCGCTTGACTTTGTGCCGAAACTATGTTATAATATACCTATATTATGACAAAACAAAACAATAAAACCTTTAACGTATGTTATTTAAGAGAGTATTCTGATTCTGAACACCAAGGAGAATACTTTTATGCATACGAAACAGTTTACAGAAATGTACCTATCAAATATAAATCTAAATTCAATGATAAGACTAAACTAAAGATAGTTAAGTTTTTAGATTGGAATTTTAAAGAAACAGCTGCTAACTTTGCTAAAACAACTAAAGTAGAATTGATAGATCAGAAACAATATTATCAAACATACAAAGATGTATTTGGTGATGTTGCTCAAGGAGATGATAAGAAGATGTGGTATGATTACGGTCAACAATATGATAGACAATCATTGAGAAAAGACTTCAACCCACAGTTGACTAAAAAGAAGGTGTTATCTTACAACGATAAAAGAGTAAATTAACGCTTGACTTTGTACCGAAACTATGTTACAATATATTACAAACTAAAAACAGAAAGATATACATTATGGAACTAAACAAGAAACTCATGTTTGCTCAATTTAATAAATTGAAATCAAATCAAGAAAAGGCTAAATACCTAATCAACTTAAAAACCAAAAAACAAGAAAGTTCTCATTTATTTAGAGGTATCAAAATTAAAGTAAAACAATTTGATAATCTAATTAAAGAATATCAAAGTGTTGTGCCTTTTGGTAGAATGCATAAAGCAATTGCTGAAGCAAAAGCTGCTGAGAAACTAAAAGAAAAAACTGAAAAATCAGGTAAAAGTCAATTTAAAGAGTTGCCAAAAAACTAATGAAAAATATTCTTAACGCTTCAGTTATAGTTTTGTTTACTTTGTTTATGCTATCCTTTGTATTCAAACCTGTTAAGGCAGATGAAAAGACTACAGCAATTATTGGTCATGTTATTACACAGGCAATTCAAGGTAATGATATGGATCATGCCGAAGTGCTTAGTAACGAACTAAATTCTTTAATGCACAAATTGACGATAGACTTAACAACTGTATTATTACAGAATATGCCAAATATATTAGATACTATATCGGCACAACTTAGAATAGAACTAGATAAACAATATAAATGTTCACTTCAAAGTGGTGACTACAAAAATAAAGAATGCATATAGGCTTGACTTTATCGCTAATTTATGTTATAGTAATACTATTAATACCAGTTTTTATGCTATGGATATCAAATGACTAATATGATCTACACAAAAAATACGAGTGGTGCAATTCGTAGATTACAAAGAAAAAAACCTACCAAGAGTTATCTCTCAGCACTAATAAATCATTTTAAATTTCTAAAGAGTTTAGGTTTCAATATAGATTCAAAAGGCAATATAAAGCGTAGATATAAAAAATCTGCCCCTTTAGCTCATTCGGTAGAGCAGCTGATTTGTAATCAGCAGGTGGTATGTTCGAATCGTACAAGGGGCACCACTACTAGTTTTGATAGTAAAGCAGGTACAAAACCTGTTAACAACTGGCGTTTAGAAGAATCAAAGAAATTTACAATTGCACCTGCATATAACAAAGGTGCTTATCAAGTTATTACGCCTAGTAACATTAAGGACATAGGAAAATGAAAAAATTATTATTAGTATTATCTTTTTTATTATTAGCTAATTGTGCAAGTCAAAAAACAAAATCTCACATGGCTGTTGGAATTGGTGCAGCTGGGGGATACGGTACTTGTAGGGCTTTACTAGAATCAGGATCAGCAATTTCAGCAGCTTGTGCTGTAGTTGGTGCAATTTATGGTACAAGTTTATTTTATAATGATGATATGAACGTACACAAGGTAGTATTTGTAGATGCTTTAAATACAAACCCAGGCAAAAGATCTCACACATCATGGGGAAGTAATTCATCTGGCAATTGGGGATCAATTACAGTTAACAGAAGTTATCTAGTTAAGGGTGTTAAATGTAGTGAATACGAGTCAGTTATCAGTATTGAGAGAAGTTGGCCTATGTATAGTATATCAAGAGAAAATGAGTTTGGAGTTGCTTGTCAAATGCCAGACGGAAGATGGTACATACAATAATGTTTGACCCTTTTGAAAAACAAAGAAAATATCTTTTATGGTCATTTATATTGATAGTGTTTTTAATAGTCACAGGAATTGCAAGTGCAGAACAACCTAAAAAAGAACAAACTAAATCAGAATGGTTAAATGATAACCCTTGTATGATTAAAGTTGTTATCACAAACTTAGAAAGTAACGGAGTTGTAAAAACAACCAAAGAAGAAAAATTAATATGTAGAGACGGTTATGATGGTCCCAATTATTGGGAACTATTTGCTAATTTTTACTATTCAGGAATTACCATGCCACCTTATTGTAGGTCGTATGCTAGACCAGATCATCCATTTAAAACACCTGGTATGATTTGTTTAAACGAAAAGGGTGTTTGGGAGAAACAATAATGACGAAACTATTAGTAATAATAGCTTGTATTGTTGTCATTACAGTACATTGGAGTGATTTTAATGACAAGGTCAATGTGACCAAAATGATGGATAAAACTATCGAAGTAATAAAAGAAGGAAGTAAATAAATATATGATAAAAACAATAATGATCGCTTTACTTGCTTTGACTTTAACGAATTGTGCAAACAATACATATAAAGTTAAAAAAGAAGCGAATACGGAAGGAAGAGTGTTAAACCAAGTACCACAATGGTACGTTGATGCTAAAATAGACAAAGGATTTATCTTCAATAAAGATGCAGATAAATATGTTTATGCAGTAGGTCAAGGTAGAAGCACTGACATACAACTTGCAATCGAGAAAGCTATGATGATCGCAAAGGCTGAACTTGCTGATAAGTTAAGAGGTCAGATGAATAAAAGAACTGATCTTTATATAACAGAAATTGGTACAGATGGCAATAAAAAGATAGTCTCTAAAATAGAAGAAACTATTGTCAATGTAGTTAAGGCTACAATGATTCAAGGTTATGAAGCTTGGGAAAAAGCAGTTTACGAAACACCAGATAACGAATATAGAGTATATGTTGGTTTAAAAATGGGTGTTGGGGAAACTAATAAACTTGCTGAGTACATTGCTGCAAATGCTATAACAGCAGTTGATGTAGATACTCTTGCTAAAAATGCTATTCAAAAAGTTATGATTAATGATCTTGCTCCAGTAGGAACAAAATCTAATCCAGACGGCATTAAAACCAAAAACTAATAACTATGGCAATAACAATATACAGCAAATCAAACTGTACTTTTTGTGATAAATCAAAGGCCTTATTAAGAGGCCTTGGATTGTCTTATGAAGAAAAAATGTTTGGTAAAGATTTTAATACACCTGAAGAACTATACGAGGCAGTAGGCAAACAAGTTAGAACTATGCCGCAAATACAAATAGATAATGAATTAATAGGCGGCTACAATCAATTGGTTGAACACTTTATGAATCAAGGTAAAGTTAATTTTAAAGGCGAAAAGATATAAATTGATTAAAGCCAAACAATCTAAATCTATACCTTGTGCTTCTAACGAATATGGTTTTGTTGAAGGTACAAATAAATTAATTTATATAGATCGTATCTATATGAATCTTCACAAACAAATTGAGTTAATTCAAAAAAATGGCACAGAATATAAAGGTAGTATTTCTAAAAAATCAATTAAAACACCATACGGCACACTAGGTCATGTTTATGTGACCGCAGATCAAAGATGGTTTTGCAATGCTGGTATGCCAATTAACAAACCAAACAATCTCCTTGCGTATAAATAGTAATATGAGAAAATTTCAACAGTATATAACTGAAGGTGTCTATGACCCTTCTATATTCAAAGCTTTCTTCTTAGCAGGCGGCCCTGGTTCAGGTAAATCGTTTGTTTCTAAGAGTGCATTATCAGGTATGGGTTTAAAAGTAATCAATAGTGATAGTGCTTTTGAAAGTAGATTAAAAAAAGAAAAGATGTCGGTAGACTTCGCTGCTCATGATGAAAAAGAAATTATCAAAAGAGATAACATAAGATCAAAAGCTAAACAAGTTGCAGGTATGCAGTTAAGTATGGCACTTGCAGGTCGTCTAGGTATAATCATAGACAGTACAGGAA